AATGAAGCATTTAATCATGTCTTCCAATCGAGCGACTGCCCTCATGACCTTTCGTGAGATTGCTTGGATTATCGAGAACACTCCACACTTAAAGGCTGGTACTAAAGCGATCCGATACGCCAACGGCGGTGAGCGCATAGAGCTTTTGAACGGAGCAACACTTGACCTCGTATCAGATACTCGTGACTCATCTCGTGGACGCACAGCAGACTTTCTCTGGATCGATGAAGTCCGAGAGATTAGCAAGGAAGGCTACACAGCTGCAATCCCTACGACTCGTGCAAGGGCTAACAGTCAGACCTTTTTAAGTAGCAATGCTGGTGATGCATTCTCAGAAACCCTGAATAATTTAAGAACGCGTGCGTTAGAGTCACCGCCAAAATCTTTTGGATTCTATGAATACTCAGCACCGCAATACTGCAAGATCACAGACCGCAATGGATGGGCACTAGCCAATCCTGCACTTGGTCATACGATAACGGAGGAATCACTTGAAGAAGCTGTGGCAACTAACAAGATTGAAGACACTCGGACTGAACTTCTATGTCAATGGATTGATTCTCTACAGAGTCCATGGCCTCATGGCGTACTTGAGGAGACCTCCGATTCCACTCTCCAGATTCCGATCGGTGGCTATACAGTATTTGGCTTCGATGTATCTCCATCTCGCCGCAATGCGAGCCTCGTTGCTGGTCAGATTATGGGTGACGGAAGAATCGGCGTCGGGATTCTCCAGACGTGGGAAAGCCAAGTCTCGGTCGATGACTTAAAGATCGCAGCAGACATCAAGGGATGGGCTGATCAATATCGACCTAAGATGATCTGCTACGACAAGTACGCGACGCAATCAATTAGCGAGCGCCTTGCCAATGCTGGACAAGTAACGCAAGACGTGTCAGGTCAGCAATTTTATCAGGCATGCTCTGACCTTCTTGATGGTCTAGTCAATCATCGAGTAGTGCATAACGGCCAAGCTGAGTTGATCCAGCAGATGAATAACTGCGCGGCCAAAGTCAATGACTCATCATGGCGCATCGTAAAGCGTAAGAGTGCAGGGGATATCTCAGCGCCTATTGGTCTTGCAATGGTTGTATCTATGCTATTAAAACCACAACAGGTAGCGGCTATCTACACCGAATAACACAACATGTAGTGTATAATTGCGGTCTATGGGTATCCTCTCGCGCCTTACAGGTGCAACACCAAAGGCCAATGTCGAAGCGCAGTACGCACCTCAAGTCCTGGGTGAGTATTCGCCTTATGCGATGCCATTCCAGTTTGCCTATGTTGGACGCACAGAAGCAATGGGAGTTCCTGCACTAGCTCGATGCCGCAATCTCCTTGCTGGCACAATCGGTACGATCCCTTTAGAGCTTTACAAGAAATCAACTGGCGAAGAATTAGGCAAGCCACTTTGGCTCGATCAACCTTCCTATTCTCAGCCACGTTCTGTAACTATTGCTTACACAGTTGACTCGCTTCTATTTTACGGACAAGCCTTCTGGCAGGTCGTTGAGACTTACCAGGAGGATGGCCGACCATCTCGCTTCGAGTGGATTGCTAACAGCCGCGTAACTGCAACACTTGATCGTGACAATGTATTCGTAAAGTCTTACGCCATCGATGGTACGACTGTACCAATGGACGGCCTTGGCTCACTGATCACATTCCAATCACTCAGCGATGGCATTCTCAACACAGGCACATCGACTATCCGCGCAGCTCTAGACATCCAGAAGGCTTCAGTCATAGCTGCTGCAACCCCAATGGAGCCCTAAAGACATGATGTACAACGAGGCAATTCAGAACCTTGCTACTGAGATCGCTCGTCTATGCAACGTCCCACCTTATTACGTCTCAGCAGATCAGAACACGACGATGACGTATGCCAACGTCCAAGACGAGAGGCTTCAGTTCCTGACTCTATCTTTGCAGCCTTTCGTATCCGCTATTGAAGATCGTCTCTCAATGGATGACATCACAGCTCGTGGCAACATTGTTAAATTTGATCTTGATAGTAATTACCTACGCACAGATCCACTTAAAGAACTCTCAATTATCCGTGAACTACTTGATCTCCAGTTAATCACTCAAGAGCAAGCCATGGAGATGACAGACCTAACACCTAACGGAAGCGAAGGCATGCAATGACCGATCTAACTTTCTTCACTTTAGAAGCATCTGAACTTACTGCATCAATGGATACTCGCGAAATCTCAGGCAAAATTGTGCCTATGGGAACAGGCGAAATTGGCAACACAAGCGCAGGCGCTGTCGTATTTGAACCCGATTCAATAGAGATTCCTGATGCGAAGTCTGTGCGCCTATTAGCGCAGCATGACATAAAGCAACCTTTGGGTCGGGCTTCAAGTTTTGAAGTTCGTGAAGGTGATGGCATTTACGCTACCTTCAAGTTAAGTCGCAGCAGTAAAGCGACAGACTATTTACTCATGGCACAGGAAGGACTGGTCACAGGTCTGAGTGTTGGAGTAGAAGTAAAATCATCTAAACCTAAAGATGGCGTACTACACGTCACTTCAAGTATCTTGCGCGAGGTCAGCGCCGTCACAGAGCCAGCATTCAAGTCGGCTCAAATTACTAGCATTGCAGCAGAAGAAACCGCAACAGCGGAAACCGAAGTTGCAGAAACCAACCAACCAACAGAAAGCGAGACAGCCACAGTGGAAAACACTCCAGCAGTCGAAGCAACACCTACAGTTGAGGCTGCCGCAGTTGAAGCTGCTCGCCCTGCTGTAACAGCAATGGCTTACACACAGCCACGCATTGAACTAACAACTGCAAAGTATGTAGAGAACACTATTCGCGCAGCAATGGGCGATGACGCAGCTCGTCAATACATCGCAGCAGCAGATAGCACAGTCAATAACCCAGGACTCGTTCCTACACGTCAGTTGTCAGAGATCATCAACCCTCTCGGTACAACTATCCGTCCATCGATCGAAGCAATCTCACGCGGAGTGCTTCCAGATGCAGGTATGACTTTCGAGATTCCAAAGATCACAGCAATGCCAACTGTTGCAGAAACAGCACAAGGTAATGCATTCAACGAAACAGATCAGACATCAGACTTCCTCTCAGTAACTGTTAAGAAATACGCTGGACAACAGACATTCTCTGTCGAATTGCTAGATCGTACATCTCCAGCATTCTTTGATGAACTCGTTCGCAACATGGCCGCAGCATACGCAAAGGCTACAGATGCAGCAGTTAACGCAGCACTTATCTCAGGCGCAACAGCCGATGCAACTACAACAGTTACCTACCCAACAGCAGCAGAACTCCTCGGAGTAGTTGCTCGCGGTGCAGCTTCTGTCTATGGTGCAACACTTGGCCTACCAAATCCATTCGCTCGTAACATGATCGTCAACACATCACAGTGGTCTAACATCATGACACTCAACGATGCAGGACGCCCGATCTACACAGCTTCACAGCCACAGAACGCAGGCGGAGTTGCATCACCTACAGCCCTACAGGGTAACGTTGCAGGTCTTAACCTCTACGTCACACCTAACACAGCTGCTGGAACTGACACAGATGGATCAATCATCATCGTCAACCCAGACGCTTACACATGGTACGAGTCACCAACATACCGACTACGCGCAGAGTCAACAGCTGCTGGTCAGGTAACAATCGGCTACTACGGCTACGGCGCAATCGCGACCAAGGTCGGAGCAGGCGCATTCAAGAATAACAAGGCGTAAGCCACACCAAGTCGCTGGCAGGGTAGTGCCCTTCTACCCTGCCAGTCTTTAGAAAGGATAAGAGCATGGCATTGACAACAGTTGCAGAGCTTCGCACCGCCCTAGGCGTTGGCACTCTCTATACTGATGCAGTCTTGCAGTCTGTCTGCGATGCCGCAGATGACGTACTCTTGCCCTTTCTATGGAATAACTACACATTCAATGTCGGACACAGTAATACAACTACAGAAGGAACATTGTATTTTGAGCAATCAATCGAGGATGTCTTTTATGTCGGTCAAACTGTAACGATCAGTGGTAACGGCGCACCTCATAATGGATCTAAGGCAATCACTGGCGTAGATGACACATCCATCACTTATACAGTTACAGGCAGTCCGACAGCGCAACCTCAACATACAGTGACTCCTTTTGGACGGGTAGCAGCAGTAGCCACAGTCGATTACACAACGATTCCGGCGATTCAAGAAGCGTCTCTCATGATCTCGATTGACATCTGGCAGAGCCGCCAAGCACCATCAAGCGGCGGCGTGACCATTGATGGGTATCAGCCTTCGCCCTACCGCATGGGTAACACCTTACTTGCTCGCGTCCGCGGCTTGCTTGCACCATATCTTGATCCGAGATCGATGGTGGGCTAATGGCCGCCATTTCAACACTTCGCGCAGGTATTGCAGCAGCTCTGACAGATAACACAAAATACTCAGTCTTCTCATTCCCACCTGCAACACCGATTGCTAACAGCGTCATCGTAGCGCCAGCAGATCCTTACATCACACCTTCTAATAATGCATATAACACAATTGCTCCGCTGGCTAACTTTCAGTTGAGCATACTCGTACCCTTGCTCGATAATGAGGGTAATCTGAATGGAATTGAAGATAACATCGTGCGAGTCTTTAACTTGCTCGCTGCATCTTCATACACCTATAACGTCACAGAAGTATCCGCCCCGGCGGTC